GAGTAAAAGACCCCTCATGGCCAGAATGCAAGCGTGAAAGTGATTTCCATGACTTGCCTGAACACATAAAGAAAGAATGCATAGAAACTTTTGGATATACACCTACTAGTGAAACAAGCAACATTAATTGTTAAAGACGAAGTCAATGTAAAAATTGAAGGACTTGATCTAAACACTCGCAAGAAGCTGGTGAATAAGTTCAAGTATGATGTGCCCTATGCTCGCTACTTGCCCGCGGTGCGTCTTGGACGTTGGGACGGCAAGGTCAGCTATTTTCAAATGGGAGGTAGTACATTTGTTAACCTACTGCCAGACATCATTCCTATCCTGGACGACGAAGGCTATGACATTGAACTGGAGGATCTGCGTGAATACAGAACAAACTTTGAGTTTGAAGCTGTTGCGGAAGATGCATACAGTGATATCATGTGGCCAGACAAACACCCAGCCGCAGGCACGCCCATTGTGTTGCGTGACTATCAGGTGGATATCATCAACGGCTTCCTAAACAATCCACAGTGCTTGCAAGAAGTTGCCACGGGTGCTGGCAAAACAATTATGACCGCAAGCCTAAGCGAACGTGTTGAACAATACGGACGTAGTATAGTAATTGTACCCAACAAAAGTCTAGTCACGCAAACGGAAAAGGACTACCGTAATATGCAACTGGACGTGGGTGTGTTTTATGGCGACCGTAAGGAATTTGGTTGCAAGCACACCATCTGCACTTGGCAGAGCCTAAATGTGTTGTTAAAGAATACTCGCAATGCTGTCGCTGAGATAACCATTGGAGAGTTCCTTGAGGATGTAGTCGCTGTCATCGTCGACGAAGTACACATGGCCAAAGCAGATGCTCTAAAGACGCTACTTACCGGCGTGATGAGCCACGTCCCAATCCGTTGGGGATTAACAGGTACAATACCCAAAGAGCAGTTTGAATTTCAAAGCCTGCATGTTAGTCTTGGGCCTGTGATCAACCAACTCAGTGCCAGCGAACTACAAGACAAGGGTGTGCTAGCACAGTGTCATGTGAACGTTGTGCAACTGGTCGATCACGTGGAACATAATAACTATCAAAGCGAACTTAAATACTTGTTAGAAGAAGAAGGCAGACTAGACGCGATTGCTAGCCTCATTGATGAGGTTAATAACACAGGTAACACACTGATACTGGTCGACCGGGTAAATGCCGGTAAGGAGTTGGTAAAACGTCTGCCCAACAGTGTGTTCATATCCGGTGCAACCAAAGCCGGCGAGCGTCAAGACCACTATGATGAAGTACAAATATCGGAAGGCAAGATCATTGTTGCGACCTACGGAGTTGCGGCTGTTGGGATTAATATTCCTCGCATATTCAATCTTGTTCTCATTGAGCCTGGCAAAAGTTTTGTTCGTGTAATCCAAAGTATTGGGCGCGGCATTCGAAAAGCAGAAGACAAAGACTATGTCCAAATCTGGGACGTAACCAGCACCTGCAAGTTCGCAAAACGCCACCTTACCAAACGCAAACAGTTCTACAAAGACGCAAACTATCCATTTACTCAAGAACGCATGGAGTGGAAAACTTAATGGACATAGGACATACCCCACTACAGATACCTGAATTCATTAGATACGCGGATAAACTGCTGTCAAAATTGAAACTAGATGACCTTGCTAGTGTCACCAATCAACAACATGATCAAGCCTGGAGAGATTGGATACTAGATAGCACTTACAATACTGTACAAGGTTTGGAGTGTTTACCCTACAGTGGGTTTATTCCAGGCACAACAGATGCATTTGGTGAATTTATAGCACGTTATCCTAACAGACGTGTGAGATCCAGTCGCAGTGATTTTATCATTACTAAAATTCTCAGTAAAAGCTGGAATAGAGACTTTGTGTACCTTGAAGAAGAGCCATTACAAAGCAATGACCTACTGATTATTAGTTTGCCTTACAGCGGTAATGGCAGTACATATCCACACAACGTTCTTTCACTGGCTGACCAACTTGGTGTACCTGTTATGATTGATGGTGCATATTTTGGTAACAGTCAAGGTGTGCAATACGATTTAAGTTACGAGTGCATACAAGACTTTGCACTAAGTTTAAGCAAATGTCTGGCACCTGATCAACTGCGTTTAGGAATTCGGTTCACACGTACTGAGGTAGATGATGGTGTAACCGCAGGAATATTAGGTGCAGATATTTTTGACAGATTTGGGTGTTATATGAGTATGCAATTAATGCAAAAGTTTTCACATGACACCGTGGTAGAAACAATAAAACCAATTGCTGACAGTGTGTGTAAAGAGCTAGGATTGATCAGCACAAACACAATGACACTTGCACTTGGTCCTGAAAGTCTAAGGAAAGAATTTTTAAGAGGAGATTATATTCGTGTTTGTATCACGGACGAGATTGCTAGAAATCTTAAGTAGCAAAGACTTTATTTGGTTTGGAAATATTGCCGCAGATTGGCAGGCTATACAACATGAATGCGAAGATGCTGTACAGAGCAATCCAAATTACTGGACAGACCTGGTAAGTGTTGTAGACAGTTGGGATGGCATCGGCGACCAGTACAATAATGCAATCCAAATGGGTAGAGATTGGGGATACACTAAAGAAAATACTCGCAGTTGGGAAACCACAGCACAAAAACAACAAATTCGTATGCAGTGGGAGCCAGATATTGTAACCAACTTACCATTGCAAAATGGAATTAATCGTCCTACCTTGCAACCGCCTGGTACCACAATGCCATGGCACAAGGACCATTTTTGGTACTTTAAAAGGCAATATCCTGATAATCAACAATTTATTGTAAGATTTATAGTTTTTATTTCTGATTGGTCTCCGGGCCATTTTATACAGGCAGGTAATAGCGTAATTAAAAGTTGGTTGGCAGGTGATGTAGTGTTATGGCATCCTGATAGAATGCATTTAGCTACAAATGCTGGTTTTGCTAATAAATGGACATCAAATATAACCGGAATACTCGATGAAACCATCGAAATACCTTATACTATTGCTAAGGAACAATTATAAAATTATGAGAATACTTACACTAGAAAATACAACATTTGATTTAGATCAGTTGCCTGAAGAAATTGACGACATGAGGTTTGCTATCTTTGACAACAGTGATCCTGGTGATCCTGATTATATGTTTATTCCACTAATATTTTTAGAAAGTTTTAACTCACCGGCACTAGTATTACGAATAGGACGCAACCAAATAAAAATGCCCATAGACTGGCAAGTACTTATTGGCGAGCCCGATGTTGGTGATCTTGAGATGCTACCGTTGACCAGTATCAATGATAGAGGTTTTAAAATTTTTGAATACAATCCACGTAGTAGCTTTAGTCCAACTTATCACGACATTGAAATCATTGATGTTTATCAAGACGTAAGTTGGTATGCGCCAAAACTCAAGAATGGACAAATGCTAGCAGTGCCTTTTGAGGATGGCGATAGTCCTAAGTGTGCTTACTTTGTAAAAGACATCAGCCGTAACTGCGAAGTAGTAGACTACAACAAGGCATTCTAGTGGAAAAACTCAGCATACAAAATGAAATGGCACAACTGGATCGTAAAAGCAGAGACTTTTACGACAGCCTCACGGATGAAGAGCGCAAGAAGTTCAGCAACTTTCTCATGATACGTTGGGGCAGTGCGGTGCAAGGACCTAGTGAACTGCAAGAATACTATTTGGTTGCCTGCAACGAAAGACTGAACAAACACTTCTTTGACTTGAGCAAACATCCTAAACTACAATGGTTGTTAGCAACTACTATAAGTCCTGGCATGGGCTCACACAGACACCAATGGATTGCACCTAAGAAGAAAGACAAAGGCAATAACGAAGTTAAAAAGACACTGATGGAACTCATGCCATCGGCTAAAATGAGTGACATTGACGCACTCAGCAAGATAATTACCAAGGCAGAACTACGGGAGATGATGAAGGATCTTGGAAACGACAAGTAGTCATGTTTGCAAGTACTGTGAGAAAGGTTTCAAGAAAGAAAGTACACTAGCAGTACATCTTTGCGAACCTAAACGTAGACATCAACAGCAAAACGAAAAAGGTGTTCAGATTGGTCTGAACGCCTATCTGCGTTTCTATGAAATGACACAAGGCAGTGCCAAGTTCAAGACCTATGACGACTTTGCCAAGAGCCCTTATTATAATGCGTTTGTGAAGTTTGGCAGACAGTGTGTAAACATCAACGCAATCAACGTGGAACGCTACATTGATTGGTTGCTTAAGAACAATAAGAAACTGGATCACTGGGCTAAGGACAGCATGTATGATGAATACTTGCAACAGTATCTGCGCACAGAAGCACTCACAGACGCACTACAACGTGCTATAAACTACTCTATATGCTGGGGTGAGGAAAAGGGTTGCGAGCCACATGATGTGCTACGCTATGGAAACAGCAACACAGTGACATACGCTATAAGCACAGGCAAGATAAGTCCTTGGATCATTTACAACTGTGCCAGTGGACAACAGTTCCTTAACAACATGAACACAGAGCAGATACAAATAGTGTGGCCCTGGATTGATTCAGACTTCTGGCAGAAGAAGTTTCGGGACTATCCCGCTGATCAAGCATACGCAGAAGAAATTCTGCGCCAGGCAGGCTGGTGATGACTCCGATTAAAGAATATTTTCAAAATATCTTAAATCAATATGAAATCTGGAAAACAAATCAGATGTTTTATCACAATAAAACTTGCTCACCTGATTTACATTATTTTTTGCAGTTGCCCTCGTATCATTATCAGGATGTTGAGTCAATCAATAGTTGCGATCAGAGTGTAATTGTAATTAATAATCTAACCGAAAGTATCCACTCTGACAAATACTTTCGCAGATACAATCAAAACAAACACTATATCATACTCACTGGCGGAACATGGGATAAAGATAAACACAACATCGGCATTAAAAACTACGATATTATGTATTATTGTTTTTTCCTCGTCGAGATGCTTGACACCTACATGAGTCCGCATCGCTTTTGTTTTTATCTTGACAAAAACTATGATTTTAAATATCCAAAAGATTATGTTTTCTGTAGCACCATTGGAAATGTCAGACACGAGCGAGACAAAGTAATAGACGCTATCTCCAGAAATATTGAATACAAAAATTACATTTTGAGATACAGTGGAGAAAATTTAGGTATACCCAATGATCATTTGGATGTGGTAAATTTTGTTAAAGGCGAGTTTGATCCTTATACAGCATTAATTCCTGAATACTATCACAATGTTAGCCAAACGTTGCCAATTGACATGTACAATAGCGCATATTTAAATTTAGTTGTAGAGACAGATATAGATTGGCAGGATAGTTTTTTTATCACTGAAAAAACTGTAAAATCTTTGATTACCGGCATGCCTTTTATAATAGTATCAACTCCTTTGTTTTTAAAAAACTTGCAGGACCTAGGCTTTCGAACGTATAATACATTGTGGGATGAAAGCTATGATGAAGAAACAGACTCTGTTAAACGCATTAATAAAATTACACAGGTGTTACAAAAACTAAACACATTCGATTGGCAAGAACACAAAAATCAATTGAAAGAAATTGCAGACCACAATTTAAGAAACATGTTAAATTCAGATAAAATATTAAACGAATTTTTTGAAAATTTTGAAAAAATAGTCGAGAAGATCAATGAGTGCAGATGTTGACATAGATTTTGCGGATAGAAACAACGTGCTGGAGTTAATCAAACACATACCAGCACGACAGGAAAACAACGGCGAAGTACGCAAACATAACTCAGGTGTATATGTTACACCGGTGCCAGTTGACCCAATACAAGGTTGTGCCAGTCTTGACTATCGTGAGGCAGAACAACGTGGATACTTTAAAATTGACTTCCTGAATCAAAGCGTGTACACACTAGTGCGTGACCAAGCTCATTATGATGCTATGTTAGCCAAGGAGCCTGACTGGAATTTACTGTTGGACCAAGCATTCTGCGAACAAGTAGTACACATCAGCAACTATCATGATTTGGTGTGTGCAATGCGGCCTGATAGCATACCCAGGATGGCGGCTTTTATTGCTATCATACGCCCAGGCAAGGCACATCTACAGCGTCAGCCGTGGGAGACTGTGTTTGCTAGTGTGTGGGATGGCAACGACAGTAGAGGATTTGTGTTCAAAAAATCTCATAGTCTTGGCTACGCAAAACTTATCGCATTGCATATAAATCTACTAGAACAAGCACAATGCAATATGTAGCCTGGCCGTTCATTGGCGGTAGTAACAGTATGACCAGAGGTTATGCTTGGCGTAGTATCACAGACAAACTGGATAGGCTTCCTATTGTGTATACACAACTTGACAAGTACCATTGTGTGGCAATGACCGAACAAGACTTTACAATATTTGCACTAAAATGGGATCATCAGAATCTGGAGTTCTTAAAGTGGCAGATTGCTAATCCACCCTCCGTACAAGAGTGATACTTTTCCGCTTGGTCTTTTTTCTGCTAAGTTCAGCAAGGCTTGTGCAGGGCCCATGGAGTATTTCTAAATCTTTATTGATAAAAGTTTTTAGATATGGCTTGAATGGATCCCATTCTTTTTTTAGAAATATGTTGA